TTACTAGGTCCTTTTTCTTTAGGATCCTCGATGTCTCTCATTTTTTTCTGTAGGTCTAATAATTTATCTGTGGCATCAGCCACACTCTTAATTAGTTGCCCAGTAACTTCATAAGCTCTCGCGGAACCCTGTTCTTGTGAGATCTCCATGATTCCATCAATGGCTTCCTGACCTTTTTCGATCAACGAATACAACTGACCTCTTGTATATTCGTAGTCTCTTTTTAGGTCTGGTTTTTCTTCTCGCTGTCTTGGGACTTGTACATCGCCGCTAACAGGGGCAATCTCACTGCCTCCGTCATCTTTAAGAATTTCAAGTGCTTTCCCGATATCATCAAACGCCATTGTTGTTCCTCAGAATTAAACATCAGTTCCTTGTGAAGGCGAATAGGTCTTATAGTCTTCATAGAATGAAGATAGTTCACTAAAACCAAAGTCATCACCTGCAACAATAAGAGCATCGTCACCAGAAAGAGGGAGAGATGCATCTCTCGAGCCACTGATGAGATTTACAACAGATCCAGAAGTGTGTTCAGATACGGTTGTCTCATCAACTCCTCTGTAAACGGTGACATCGTTTCCGCTGATGGAACGGATTTGCATATTCTCATTATCAATAACAATGTAATCATCAACGCTAAGTCCTGATGCATCATTGACTGTCATCTTTGTTTGATTTACCGTAAAGAGTTTATTGATAACCGTTGTTGCGTCATCATTGTAGTCTTTAAGTGCTCTAGGAGTTGCAGCGTATCTTTGAACTCTCTTTGCGGTAACTTTGTTTGTATCATCAAACATGTCAACTTGAACTCTTTTGATAAGACCATCAGAGTTATCTGCAATCTTACCAAACAGATATGTTTTAGCGGTGAATGACAGAGTTGAAATCATTGCACGACGATTATCGAAACTTCCTTCGTAATCATCGGTCATGTTGATGTTCTCAAGAACAATTGGAATATCTCTCTTTTCACCAATAGATGAAATGAGATTAATAGTAATATTCAATCCAGGTTGAAAATATGGAAGAATTTGTTCCAAGATTTGCAACATGTCATCATTCAATTTTGTTGCAATGCTCAATTGAAAATTGATGTTATATGGAACAGGCATGTAAACCTTTTTAATGTTCCCTAACTCACCAGTATTGCAAGTTTTGAATGTCTGTGTAATTGAGGCTTTTCTTGTTGAATCATATGAGATACCAGTCATCTCAAACGACATGCGAGGCAATGTAATCGCAGGTCTACCTTGAAGGTTTGGTTGTTGTTCAATCTTGGCCAAAAACTTTTGCATTGGACCATAAGCCAATGGCACTTTCATTTTACTCTGAACATTGTCATTGTTGTCAGAGTGACGAATTTCAATTTGATTAAAGAGAGTACCAAAACCAATTACGGTTTTTCTCAAGATCTCGTGATAAAAGTATTGCCCAATCATGGTATTTTTTTAACTATTTAGAAAGTACCAAATGGATTGGTCTCTGTAAAATCAAGAAGTCCATTATCAGCCTCACTTTCAATAACAACATTTTCTGCATAATCATCGTATATATCATCATATTGTATTGATTTAACTGAGTATCTTCCTGTGGTTCCAATACCAGGGTTGGTGTTTGTTGTTGCACTTCCAACAATGATTTCACCTGTAGTGAAGTTTCCTGCGAGATTGGAAATCTTGAGAATTCTAGTATCCTTATCCCAAGACTTAACACGAGCAGTGGACAGAGAACTTTCTCCAGTAATAACTTCGTTGATAACAAAGTTTCCAGTTCCAACTCCAGAACCATTAGCAGTTGGGGCTGCAATCGTAATAGTTGGTGGTTGAGTATAACCAAATCCAGCGTTGGTAAATCTGATCGCAGATACAGTGCCTGAAGCACTTAAAAGGGTAACTGCCGTTGCATTTGCAGTAGAAAGACCTGATGGAGATGTGGAGATTGATACAACTGGTGCAGTTGCATATTGAGATCCAGCTTCTGTGATAGATGCAACATAAACCACACCTGTACTTCCAATACCTGTTCTAGCAGACGCCCCTGACCCTCCAGCACCACTGAAAGCGATCGTTGGAGGTTGTGTATAGCCAAAACCAGGATTTGTAATTAGAACCTGTTTTACGGAGAATGTTGTAGATCCCGACCCAGTGTTACTTGTAGTAATAGCTACAGCAGTTGCGTTTGCCGAAAGACTGCCATTAGGTGATGTTGAAATCGAAACCACAGGAGCACTAGTATATCCATATCCATCATTAATCAATATGATTTGATTAACTGCGCCCGTGTAAATACCCGCAAGTGCAGTAGCGGTAACACCAACACCCGCAAGAGTGAGAGTTGCAATATATCCAATGTCCTCTACATTATCATCAATCTCTTCAATACTTGTGTTAATGACTTCATCCTCATATTCAAACAACTCACATGTAAGTTGATACATGTAGAGTTTACCAAGTTGATAGAATGGGTTTTCATGTTCTACGAATTTAACTTCAAACAAACTATCTGAAAGTGGGAAGTAAATTAAGTCTCCTTCTTTTGGTCTGGATATCAGTAACTCTTCAGTTGGATTAGCTGCATAGAAAGGAGTTACAAAGTCTTCATATCTTTCTTTTGAAATAACCAGAGTAAGTTCATCGGTGGTTCTAATACCGAACTTAGTCATCAGGTCTCCAGATCCTTGGAAACCCTCATAGTTTTGAATATAAGCTTCGATTACATAGTTATCATCAAATCTTGCCAAGACATTTTCTTTCATTATTGTCTTGGTGCCCAAGAATTTTCTGGGCATATAATAAACATCAACCCCATACATCCTCAACTGTTCGTTGATGAGGTCTTGAACTAATCTTTGTTCTCCAGGAGAACCTTGTAGGAAAAATGGATTTAAAGCCATTAGCCGATCATATCCAGTGGGGGAACTTCATAATCAAAAGTCATCCTCTGTCTAATTTCTGCCAACTCTCTAAGGGCATCTTCGTAGATTTGACGACCGTTTAGTTCAATACCACCAGGAAGTTTAACACCTGTGTACTTACTCATATTTTGACCCCACTGTTTTTTAATCAAGGCAGTGAGATACCTCTTTAAGAAACTGTCGTTATAGACCATTTCATTTTCAGATGGATCCAATACACGGAAACAATCAATTACAACATACTCATTAGATGAAACACCCTTCCAATCTAGATCGAGATACAATCTATTTCCTCTCTTATTGTATCTAATCTTTTTGTCTGGGCTTATCAGGAATTGAATTGTTTCCAGATATTCTTTAGTCATTGAATATGTCAACATCTCAATGGAACTAAAGTTATAAACATCATTCAGGAAGATCTGGTAAGAAATACTGAACATGTTCTGTGTAATGGTATTGTCATCAAAACGGAAAATACCATTAATACCGATAATGTGATCGGGAATTTCAATATAGTTTCTTGCTTCAGTAAACTCCGTCCGTGTTGTAATGTAGTGAGTGGATCCAACACCAACAGCTGTAAATGTTACAGCTACACCACTTGATGCATTTGCTTTTGATGTTGCCAGTCTAATTTGATTTCTGTTATCTGCAATCGCATAGTATTGAACACTGGTGGTTGATATGCCAAGGAACGATGTGGTTCCAACACCAGCAACGGATGTGGTTGCAATACCGATTGAAGTATGTCCAGTTCCTGCAAAACTATAATACACTGGAGATCCAGTGATTAAACCATGATTTGCAATGGTAATATTATCTGCACTAATACTTACGACCGAAGATCTTTCCCCATTAAAAACTTGAGAGGAAAATCCTACTGTTGATACTGTATTACTTCTTGCTTCATCGATGTCATCTTGACTGATCTGGTGTTTGAGATACATTCTCTCAACACCGTCAAAATGTCTTTCATGAAAATATTGAATGGCATCATCGACAAGATCTTCAATTTGATCTTCATCGACATTAATTTCCAAAACAGGCTCGCCCAGCTGTCTTAGGCAATAATCAATGAGTTCTTGTCTACTGCTAGGCTTTGCCATGAATATACAACTAGCTTCCTACTATTTAGTGGTCGATTTTCTAGTGGTAGTTGAAGAACCCCACGCATTAGATTCTTCTTTTAATTTTTCATGTTCATTTTGTAGTTTGACATAATCTTGACGAAGACTTATGTATTTGGCCTCCGTCAAGATTACTTGTTTTTGTAATTCAATTACTTTATTCAGTGCGAGTTCGATAACGATATTCGCATCAATATTAGAATGTTCCACAGTCAATAGTATCCGTCCATGAAGGAACGCCAGAAGCGTTCGTTGTCAAAATAAAGTTGGAAGTTTGAATTCCGGCCGAAGGTGTTGCAGTTGATTGCAACTGACCGTTTACATCAAAGTATGCAGCACCATTTGTGTTTGTTCCCGCAGAGAGGAACAATGATGCAACAGTAGAAACACCAGTTACTCTCAGGTTTGTGAAGGTAACATCACCAGCATCAATACGACTACCCGTGGCAACAATATTACCACCAGTCAGTGAGGTATAGTTAACAGTTGTGAATGTTGCAGCTGCGGAAGTTGCGGCACCAATAATAGTATTATCAATATTACCGCCGTTAATATCGGCAGTTGCAATTGTACCTGTACCTGTTACATCTAGGGTATTTATTGTTGCGGCTGCAGATACATTGACATCATCGAGTTCTGCAAGACCATCAACAAACAGATTTTGCCATTCTCTAGATGCATTACCAAGATCTAAAGATCCGTCAGTCTCTGGCAACCAATCCTGGTTTACCTCAAAACCACCTTGAGTTAAGTTCCAGAAGATAGTCTTGTCAACATCACTTCCTGCATGAACAAAGAAACCACCACCATTAGCAGTTGTGTTTGATGCAGTCGATGTTGACGCAACACCGATAGTCTTGTCCTGAACATCAAGCCTTTCAACATTGATGATAGTCTCAGTTCCTTCAACAGTTAAGTTGCCAAGAACAAGAAGATTATTGGTAATGGTCATTCCACCACCAACAACAATATCATCTGGAAGACTTACCGTAACCTCGTTGTCTGTAACTGCGGTTACAATCTCGTTGGTTGTACCAGAGAATGTTAATGTATCAGTAAGTAAGTTTACCGTGTCAGTTCCAGTATCTCCTGCAATATCGAGAGATGATGAACTTGGTTGGAAAGAAACTGTTCCAGATCCATTTGTGGTAAGAACCTGATTTGCAGATCCATCTGCTGTTGGTAAGGTATAACTAGTTGCACCAGTACCAAATCTAACTTGACCAATAAGTTGTGTAGCACCACTAACTGTTGCAGCAGCAGAAACTGTGATGTCATCAAAGATGGCCTGGCCATCTACATCAATAGTTCCAGCAAAATCAACGTCGTTGTTAAATGTAGAAACACCAGTAACGTTAACTCCACCAGCACCTACTACTAGACCAGGAGCACCAAATGTTAAATTACCACTATCTTCAAGAGCTCCAGAAGTGCCAGCAAGAACTACACGTCCTGCGGTAAGGTCACTAACAGTTGCAGATGAAAGAGTTGTTTCTGCACCAGAAACATCAAGACCACCGTTCATATCAACGGCGCCTGTGAATGTTGCAGCAGCGGAAACTGTTACATCATCAAAGATGGCTTGACCATCAACGTCAAGAGTTCCACTGATGGTTGCATTGTTGTTGATATCAACAACACCAGTAAATGTTGATGCGGCAGATACCGTAATGTCGTCAAAGATAGCCTGGCCATCTACATCAATGGTTCCACTAAAATCAACGTCGTTGTTAAATGTAGAAACACCAGAGACATTGATACCATCGGCACTAACAACTAAACCAGTACCACCAGAAACATTGGCTCCACCATTTGCATCAATTGCACCAGTGAATGTGGAAGCAGCTGATACTGTAATGTCATCAAAGATGGCCTGTCCATCTACATCAATGGTTCCACTAAAATCAACGTCGTTGTTAAATGTAGAAACACCAGAGACATTGATACCATCGGCACTAACTACAAGTCCAGCACCACCAGCAACATTGGCACCACCATTTGCATCAATAACACTAGTGAAGGTAGAAACACCAGCTACAATGAGATTACTACTAAAAGTAGCGTCCGTTGCAAAATCAGCTCTGCCATTAATATCAACAATATCTGTTGCAGCATCACCAAGAGTGCTGATACCAGTGACATTAATGTTGGAAAAAGTAGCAGTACCACCTTCGGCTAAAACTTGAGCTCCTTGAATGTAGAGAGCACCGCCAATGTTTACATCATTGGTTACGGTAAGGACACCAACGGTTGATGCGCCAGATACGTTGATATCCGTAATAGAAGCTCTAGTTGCAGTTAGAATTCCAGCAACATTCCAACCGTCGATTTGTCCATTACTATCTACGATTACAGCTGAAGAGTTGGTGAGTACCCCATGGACATGATCCATGAGTTTATAAGTATACTCTCCTCCAATTTCTACTGGGTTACCAGAGGCATTACCAACAAAAAGGCGGCCCGCTTTATTTGCCGAAGTTCCTGCTGTGCCTTGTTCAACCGTTACTGCAAGTTCCCCATATTCAAGGGTACTGGGAGCGGTCGCACCAGTAGATCTAAAGATCTTAATCGTACTGGCCATTAGAATGATCCTCCGTTAATGTCTAAGTTTTTTGAGTTTCCAGGGGTTAACGTATTAGTAGCCACCCATTGATCAGTGTTTGCGTCATAGACTAAAACAGAACCATTCGTAACTGCACTAACGTCAGTATCACTCAAGCCACTTAGTGATCCACCAGCTACTCCAGTAGTGGTGGATTTAACTTTGATTGCAGATTGTTGACCGATGCGAACCTTGATTTCAGACATTTGTTTTACTCTCTAGTCACACCTTCTCTTACCAAAACAGATCCTTCAACAACTCTCTCCTTATTCCCATCGGAGGCAGTTAAAATTACATCATAAATGTAACGACCTGGTTTTATTCTTTTGGTTGTGGTGTCACTCAGGGTTAACTTGAGAGCACCATTCGTTCTATCTGGGAAAGACACAGTAAAACTATAAGATTTACTGCTAGAAGAATGTTTACGAAGTTGTGCTGAACCCGTATATCCCGTCAAATCAGAAGCACCGTTTGTGGTGCTGTTTTCTAAATTGAATGTTTGAGAAAAATCGACACCTTGATCGACCACCAAATTTACAACATATACAGCCATTCTTTAGAGTTAGTTCTTCTAGATGTATTTATAATTAGAGTTTATCAAGTAACTTATGTAGTAGAGATTTGATCTCGCCAATTTCATTTTCCATATTGTCAAGTCTCTGTTTTTCGTTCAGTTTCTCCTCTCTCATTTTGAGATAATCTTGATATGCGGTTTTGTTGGTATTAATCACCGCGTTGGTCTCCAGATCTCTAATGAGATCTGAATGACCTTCAACTTTTTTATACTCCATTATGCAAACGCGATTGCTCTAAAGTCTCTAAGTTTTGGTGCATATGCTTGGTTTGTACCAGTCATAATTACCTTGATTTCAAATCCAACAAATTCTGGCAGATTACTTGCAGTAAACTGATACTCACGGAAATCATCTGGATTGTTCGAAGCAGGTACAAGTCTGTCTGGTCTACCATTATTGAGTTTTGGATCAATAACCTGGTCACCAAATCCATCACCCGTCGTGTCGGTCATATTGTCATATCCAGGGAACAGTTCAAACTGAGCTTCCTGTGCGAGTGTATCTACTCTAAACAATCGATAGAGAACTCTAAAATCACTTGAAGGATGACGATAACCCGCAAATTTGACTTGCAAGAGTGTGGCTGGATTTTCAAGATTTACTCTCTTAGTGATGTAAACCGCCGCATTTGGATCACCAAATCTTTGATTTACTCTGTCATCGTCTGGGTAATTTGTAATCCTTTGGTCCAGTCTGTTTGTTGTTGTAATAACAGAAAGTCTGTCAATATCAATTACAGGAGAAACATTTTGATCTTCGGTATTGAAGACCAGTTCCATAGTAAAGGACTTACTACCAGGAAGTGATGTCAGTTGATTCTGTTCGTTAATCTTAGAAGCAACAATTCTAGGTGAAGTGAAGTAGTTTACCCCATTGAGACTTACATTCTCAAATCCTTGATCTTGGAATGAAGTTTCACTTCCATCAACACTTGTTCCAGAAACTGTTCTAACTCTTCCACTCAGAGAAGTGTCTCTTGGTGTTAAGAACTCCACAAGAGGAGTTACAGCTTCAAATTGAATGTTTTGAGTTGCCTTAGCTCTAGAGCCACCTGTGATTTCGGTTTCGGCAATTTTTAACTTGCGGAAACTATTTGTTCCATCTCTAACTGTTCCGACACCACTAGAAGATGTATCAACCTTAATGAAGTAACTATCGAGAGTGATTTCATTAGAATTATTAACATCAGCAAACGAATGCGTCTTGTTAATTCTTCTTAGAGAAACACCAGAAGATTCATACTTCTGAACAATATCACCAACTCTGTGGGTCTCTGCAACAGTATTATCAATTCCTCTAGAAACACCTGTGAGTAACTGAGGTGTGGTAGCTCCATTTACTCCAGTGTATGAGAGAATTTCATTATTGATCTTCACATAACCTGGGTTTGTAGATGAAACTCCGATATTCTCAAAACTAGAGAATACTGATACGGACCCAACACTCAAATCTGCGGTTGATGTATTGGAGTATTGTGCAGAAACAGTAGTCGTGGTTGTTACTCCAGTTACACCAGAGATTGTAACTCTATTATTTCTGGCGTGCATACCATGGTTTCTATGATTAACCTTAACATGCAGACCATCCTTATAAGTTTCTGTGTTATTGATGGCCGAAGGTTGCGAACCAGGCAATGTTGATGCGATGCCAACTGCATTCACTGTCATCAGTTCTGAGGATGTAGTGAATTCACCCTGAACCTTATCAAGAATGACGCTATTTGTTGCCGAAATAATACCTACATTGAATCTGGTTCCAGTTCCAGTCTCACCAAGAGTGCATCCCAGAACATCACCAACAGCGTATCCAGATCCACCACTAGTTACAGTTACAACACCAATAGAACCACTAGCAACTTGAATATTTGCAATTGCACCAGATCCATTACCAGTGATACTCGTCAAAGCAATACCAGTATATGTGAAGTTGGATGCGGAAGGTGTTAGACCAGTTCCAACTCTGTTGGTTGTAATTCCACCAGCTTCCGTTGCACTTGTATTGATCTTGATTGCACCAAGAGACTTAACAAGATTTCCTTCGGCCGTTCTATTACCAACCTGAGTAAACTTAGATCCAACACTAAAGTCTCTGGTAACAACGGTGCTACCAAACCCAACGTTGATTTCATGAGAATAGAACTCAAGAGGTTGTGGTCTTAATCTGGCAGTTTCAAACTTACCAACGCCAAGTTCTGGGTTATAGAGTTTGAGAGTTCCAGGGCCAGGGACGAAAGAACACTTGTTAAGAGTGAACTTAAGATCTTCAAGTTGACTTGGATCCCAAGTTGAACCATTTTGTGATTTAAACAATGAACCCATATAAGGTTGTTGAGAAACAATAGTTCTCTCACTTTCAGGAAGACTGACTGTAGACAGGTCCTCTTCACCCATTCTGGAGATATAAACCCTGTAGTTATTAGATGCGGAAAGAAGAACAAGTGCGTATTCTTTCTTACCAGCAAGATAAACAGGAGATGGGAAAGTAAATCTTGTGGCTACCGTCCCATCCTCAGAAACACTGATCTGGGATGGTTCATAAACAACTTCACCAAAAGGAACAATCGTATTTGTAGGCAGACCAGTTTGCATTGTTCTGATCTGCAGAGTTACGGGAATATTTGCATCTTTTGATTGGAAGAAGATATCGCAAGAAGAAACAAATACACCGTTATCATCGACAACTTCAAATGATTCTGCAAGAGGATCGTACCACTGGTTCTGTGCAACGGTTCTCTCTTCAAATGATTGAGTTTGAACCGTTCTAGTAACAGTTTGATTGGTTACTGTGCTATCGGAGACCGTTTCTCTCTGAACGTCAACATTTCTAATACCAACCACATCTTCCTGAGTAGTATCAAGAGCACCTTCTGCGCGGAAAGAAGTTTCTGCGGTTGAAGGATTATCACTTGGGCTGAGTGAGTTAACTGAACTACTTGTAATTCTGAAGGTCTTAGTGCCCGTTGTAAATTGTGGAGTCGTTGGTAATGTTGAATTAGGAATGAATAGAGTTCCAATCAAGGCACCTTTTTCGTCACTAATCAACCTTAGATCCGTTACAGTTGCTTCAGCACCACTTGTTTGTCCAACAAGTCTCATATTTGTTGCAACATAACCAGTAAATGTTCCAAGAACTTCTTGTTGCAGAGAAGCGGTGTCAACATTAAGTACTGTACTGGTTGCTGAGTAAGTTGAACTGAGCCCAACAGTATCAGAATATGGATTTACATCATAGATGATTGATGGTGAATTGTATGCACCATACTTGTGATTTGTTTGTGCAACCCTGAATGTAATCTCTGCATTTGTTCCGTCAACTGTACCAAGTGGCATAGTTCCTTTAACAGTTTCGCCGACTTGGAATACTCCCTGAGTCATTGAGATTTCAAGAAGTTTTGGTGTTACATACTGAGTTACATCTTGATCTTCAAAGAAGACATAGAAACGTGTTCTTGGTTTGATTCTGTTTGATACAAACTCGATGTTTCTAGATCTTAAGTATGGAATAAGTTCTCTACTGATGAGTCTTGTCCCAATTGATCGAGTATCAATTCTCTCACTGGCTTGCAGTTGAATACCAGATCTAGTAAGTCCGCGATCAACACTGATATTGAGTTCACTATTAACCAGGAAACTATCCTGCATAGTGACTTCTCTTGTTCTAGAAACAAGACCTTGACTTTCTGTTGCTAACTGTTCTCCACCTTCAGTAAATCCACCTCTCCAACCAGTTGCACTTAAAACTTCTGATGACTGAATTTCTCTTGAGAGTTCTGTGGTGCTTGTATCAACAGAGCTCCACTCTTCTTGCCATGAACCCCAATCAATTGGAGCCAATCCAGTATTGGGATCTACAGAGAAGGTGTCCATGAATGATTGATATCCACCCTCAAGAGTGATGTTATTAACATCAAGGCGTTTTTCCTCTACCCAGACATCACTCGCTGGATTCAATTGAGCAACACCAACCCAGTTAATAACTGCAAATGGGTTTACATTCTCAGTTCTAGTGGCAAATCTTTGTTTAATAAACTCAGATTCTGAATAGTTAAGAGTTACTACATCTCCAGTTCTTCTAAGCGCATTTGATTGAAGATCGGTTACTTGTGTGAGATCAACGTTTGGATTTGCAGTTGTTCCAATACCAATTACTTGTTCGGAACCAAGAAGAAGATCAATTCCATGAGTATAGTGCATGGGTCTAAGTTGACCTTGAGCCTTGTCAATGGATGATCTAAAGTTTGGATGTCGAATATTGTGAGATGAGTGACCTCTAAAATTATCAACAAAGAAACCAGACTTAAATCTATCAAGGCCTGTTACAGAGTCTCTAATGTTTAAATTGGCAGTGTCTGTTTCAAGGAGTGAAAGTTGTGTATAGAATTCAATATTCTTAATCCTTGTTTCAAGTCTAGAGATATCAAACATTGTATATCTCTTGTGTTTTGCAAGAACAACCGCAGTTTCTTTAGACGCATTATGCAGATATGGTCTGTTGTAAATTGTAGCTACGGTGAATGATCCCGCAGGACTTTCTGGAGCGACAGGAGCTTCAGATGGTGATCCTTTTTTGATCTCAAAGAATCCATCTTTAGAGAGGAAAATCTTATCAATTCTAGGGAGATAGAATGAATAACCAACGGTTAGTGTTTCTTCTCCAACAAGAATATTTGGTACATATGATCCAGAAGAGCTAAAATCTCTAAAGTCATATTCAAAAGGACTATCTGTATCGGAGGAAGTGTTGTAGTTCTTAACTCTTGGTCTTATATCAATATAATCCGTAACGGGTTGACCTCTAAAGGATGTCAAATCATCTTGATATGTATCTGGAGAATAACTATTAACAACACCAAGATCTCCAGTGTTACCAGAATCTACAGTGTAATGATCGAAAACGATGGCCAATCTCTTCTTTGGTTCTGGAGAATCAGAATTTCTGATGATTCTAGCATAATCATAAAACTCTGGTCTTTGTCCATTGTCGAATGTGAAGTTGGTGACAATGTTTTTGTCACCGATGATTACAGAAGATACTTCTCCAGTAATTCCAGAAGATTGGAAAATTACACTCTCACCCACAACGAATCTTAGTTCATTTTTGTAAACGATATCAACGTTACCCGCGGCTGATGTAACAACTCTAGCAACTGCACCACTAGTGGATCCAACCACCAATTCACCTTGAAGTGTATTAGTAAGGTCCGAAGATCTATTTACTAATGCGATGTTTGGAAGAATTGGGTTAGATGTAGTGCTTGATTCAAATACCGCATGTACACGAAGACCGTCAGGAACATTTAGACAAATTTCATTATCCTGAACTCTGGTTCCGTAAATTGCATTGTATGTTAACCCATCATTGAAACTGGTATTAGTCGATCCAGAATAGTCATACTTTGATCTAGAAACAACCAGTTTGCCACATCTAGAAATACTCTTTTTCTGTGGTTTTGTGTCTATTTTCTTGAGAGTGCTAACAAGAATTGCATTTGTATCTGAAACCTTACTCAAACCAACAAGAGTTACTGTCTTGAAAGTAGAATTAAATGTGACTTTCTGTGAATTTAGAGATTCAACAGTTCCATCAGAATATACGAGGTTATATCTTTCTTCATCAAATGGTTGGAAGAACTGATTTGTTTCTGATACAGTGACAGACCCTCTGTTACTGGAAACATTAAGAGAGAACTGTCTTCTAATTTGCAGTTCAGAATTACTCAGGTCTACATTTGAAATGTAAGATTCTGGCAGCCTCGTTGTGAGACTGGAATTTTTCGAATTGATCAGATTTGGTCTGAGAAGTGTGAAGTCGCTTGTCTGGATTTCTGTTGTGGTGAGACCTCCATCACAAACTCCACTTACACTAGCTCCAAGTGAAACAAGAGTAATGGTTGATCCATCAGATGAAAGAGATCCAACTCTATTGAATGTTGGATCAGAGAAACCACTTCTGTTGTAAGTTACAATATCGCCAGTTTTAATTCCAACAGAGAATCTATTTCCTGGAGCGGTTACAATACCAGCTACTCCAATAGTAAAGTTGGTTCCAACTGGAGCAAAAGAAAATCTATTAGAAAGAACGGTATCAGCATTAAAAGTATTGATGCCAACAGTTTGATAGATAGACTTTACATCATCAAAAGAATACTCTCTAACGGAAGTAATGACTCTACTATCTTGAATACCATTAATGATGATTGGTTCATCATTAATAAATTGTCCGTTTGTGGATGTGAGTGTAAGTGATTGAGAAGAACTTACATTATTCTTCAAAAATCCTTTGGCACCACTTCTTGCACCTTCAATCAGTGCAGGTGTGGTTTGAGTAAGATTAGAACTTACCGTTACTTCTGTGAATGTTTGAACATCATACAAATATACATCATACTTAGATGCATCATTGGAATATGTAGATGACTCCAGTTTATAATCATAAACTTTGGCATTTCCAATTTCTGCACCAGAAGCCGTTCCACCTACAGTCCCAACTCTTTGATCTCTAAGACTTACAACAGCAGTAGTGCCGAAACCAACGACAGGTGATCCAAATGCGTTGTTAATCTTGAGATAACTTACACCATTAAAGACAAATGATGCAGTATCAATGGTCTTTGCATCTCTTGGTTTTTCTACATCAATATATGATGTATTGAGTTTTTCGATATCATATCCCCTAACATATGCCTTACCAGGAGAAACCTGATACAACATCAAATCATTACTTGGTGTGCCACCTTGAGCCGTTTTTTGAGTTGGTAAATAAACACCACCATTACCCTGTCTGTTATTCAAAGACTCTTTAACAGACACTTGGAATGGTTTCACATAGTAATCACCACTTTCATCAAAAGTTCTTCTAGCTAACTCATCGCGGATGAGATTATAATCAGTTTTCTTAACAAACTTCTGTGTTCTTCCATTTTCTAATCTAATCAGTTCAATAAAATTCTCATCATTAAACTCATCAAGACCTTTCTTGATCAGTGTTGTTGTAATTTGGAATCTGTCTGCACCAGGAGCTGTTGCATTAGAGAAACCAGCTGCGTTATCAAATAGACTTGGGTCATCATAAGCAGTTACAATATTTTCATCGATGAAGAGACCAACTCTATAGTTTGGAGTTGCATCATATTGATCGAGAATAACCGTTTGGGATAATACTTTTACAAAAAATCCACGAATAAAGTATACACCTTCTTGAATTGCAGCTGCGCAACCAGTGGAAGTTGCATTTGATGCAATACAAGTAGCAAATGGATTATTAGATGTGATGCGGGAAAGACCGTACTCAATATTCGTATCAGTGATTAGGTTTTCTCCATCAGAAAAAGTTTCAGTGGAGAAATCACTACCCGACTTAGAATATTTTACATAAAGTGTATTATTGCCTCTTTCAGAATCCTTATCTAAAAGGTAATTTACTACAGTGGCTTCTACCCCAGACTGAGAACCTCTAATTTTCTTACCGACAAGTTGTTCAAGATACTCTGATAGTGGAATACCAAGGAAAGTATCATTTAACTCCACTGCGTAATACAGTGGGTCATATGCAATTTGACCAGGAATAACTACGGAACCTTCTTTGAAGAAGTGTTGACCAAATCTCTCAATTTGATTTTGGAGAATTGTCTGTAGCTGAGTTAATTCTCTTGCCTGTACTGGACTAGCGGGTTTAAAAAGTACCCGATTAAAGTTCTTGTCTTCATTAAAGTCATCATAATACGGAGAAACATTGAGG